CTATGCAGTACCTGGTTGGGTATCGCTACTACCAAGTACTTTAGTATGCATGCCTGATACATTCTCTCTAACTATCTCATCCATCGCTAAATCAATCGCTTGTGCCTGGTCGGCCTCGGACATCTCATCTGATTGATTAGCAATTCGATCAAGTAGGGCGGGCGTATCATAACCAGCATTGTGATCCCATACCAACCACTCATCAAATTGTGTGAATGGATCGAATGGGTTGTCAACCGTGGTTAACATGTACTCGTTGTTACTATTAGTATCTGTCATCTCTCTTCACCTCACCCATTAGATACTAGCCTTGAGTGTGGATAGAGATACACCAAGATGACTTGCTACCTCAGCCTGTGTGTATCCAGCATCAAGCATAGACCTTCAGCACGCGCTGTCTTGGTAGATGTCATCAGCTTATCTACTCTTGGTGTGGCTAGCTTCTTGACTGTCTCTTGATCTGCGTTGTTCAAGATGTCAGTCAATTTACTAGGACTAATAGCACCCGCTTGGATAGCATCCCATTCCTTTTGAGTAATGATAGATACGATCCTTCTTAGCACCAGTTCTACTGTCGCATCTCTTCCAATGCTTGATTCTTGACCTTCTTCAGATCATCTGAATCCATGTCTGGATTTGCTTGTCCTCTTCTGGGAGACCACCTGGTTGGCTAGAAGCTGGGCTTGTCTTTCACGGGGGGCGTTCTTCTTTGCAAGGTTAAGCTTTGCATTTAGAGTAGCCACCTCATTTGAGTACACTCTCTTAGCTGAATCGGAAACCTTAATTGGTTTAGTAACCAAAGCTTCCTTTCTAGCTGCATTAGCCAAAGACTTAAGCTGATTAGAATGTGTAGCATACACATGTTCAATGCGTGTACCACCATCCTTAGATACCAACTTAACGCATCGTCTTCAATAGCTAACTTATCGAACCTTTGTTGCTTAGTTACAGTCTGGCCCTTCTTATTGACCGTAGTCTTACCCGTAGGAACAAAGACTTTCTTACCAGTCTTTGGATCTATAGGTCCACCTTCCTTGGCAGGACGAGGCTTAACTTGATCAATGTAGATGTCAGACTTTGCCCTAGAGATTAGGGTAGATGCGCCAGCCTTCTTACCACCTTGATACTTCTCCTTAAGTTGGAGAATACCATGGTCCTTAGAAGAACGTGCAAAATCGAGATCGTGTTTCTCGGCATCAATGACTACCATAGAATGCTTCACTGCCCTAACAATGTCGTCAGGACCAGCACCACGAATAGTCATGTCAGTAATCAAGTTACTGATCTTCCCCATCTCTTGCTGTTTCCGTTTAGGACTGATCTTAGGTACACCAGAATCAGGATCTCTCTTGTATGTCTGAGGATCAAAATTCCTTAGACTATGAAAAGCCGGATCATCCGTATGAGAAACAGCTTTACTTTTATTCGGAATAGCAAGAACAGTATCACCATCGAAGTCCGCGCCAGACAACCGACTAGCAACAGAATGATGAATTGCTACAGCATCGGTGGCATGAGTACCAAGAATTTTCTTGGCTTCAGGATTACGATTGTTAACCGTAAGTTCCGGAATCTCAAACGTTCCACCATGAGGATGCCGAATCAGTACAACTCGATCCCCATTCTTGAAACTTGGTGCATAGATTTCCGTTGGCTTTACTGAATTAACGGGCAACAGAACCTTGTTTGCTGTACGAGGCAGAGCTGCGGCCTTGAGATGCACAGCAGCAGAATCTGTTTCATCAGCAAAAGATTCAAGCAACTTCTTTCGAACAGAAGGGTTCGTCAGTTTGCTAATCTCATCAAACTGATTAAGCCTTCGTTCATAGGTCATGGCTAGCTGTTGCTTTGCAAGAGCAGGACTTTGTTTGGACAACATCTGTGAAGAAAGGTTTCGAGACCAATTATCCCAATCACCTTCTTCGTTAACAATGTTGAGATGTCCGCTCTGTCTCTTAATGGAAGAACTAAATGGGTTTTCCTTATTGATCTTACCATTAGGAAGTTTTTCCATTTCCTTCATGGCATCCTTAGGATTACCCGTATTCTTCTTGTTTGTATTAAAGACAACATCCACACCATCAGGAAGATTGTCCTTTGTACACAGCCATACCCTTAAGGTAATGGGTGCCATCAACAGCAATACGAACCTGAGCGTAATTGGATTGACCCATATCAAGGCCCTTAGCTCCAGGACGAAGATAGATCAAACCATCTTCCTTCGAGCCACCGCCTCTTCTGCATACTTAATTGCAATACGCTTAGAACTCATAGACTGCGGTGGTGTTGGAGCATTATCTTTCCAATCCCGACCATGATTGTCGGAATGCTCAGTAATCTGGCGCACTTGACCTCTATTCCTAGAAACTTCAGAATACGTGATGTCCGGCTTCGTCAAAACCTTAACTGTGGTCTCCTTACCTGTACCAAGCTGAGGGACCTTAAGATAATGAACTTTGTAGCCTTCTTCCTGAAGCATGGCAATGGCAGTATCGAAATTTGCCCTTAGCAAGCCCAATATTGCCGCCATCAGAAATAGGTAGATCTAGTTCGGCACCACGACCGACGTCCAAATACTTTTTCTCTTCAACTTGCCGTTTTAGCATATCGGCGGTTGAAGTAAGAACATCCACTTTGTCTTTTTCGCCAGGAGCAAGCAGTGCTCTCACCGAAGACTCATTAATTCCCATACGCTGCCCAATAGCAACGTTAGAATAGCCCTTGTCCTTAAGACGCTGAGCCATAGCGATCTTTTCCTGCTTCTGCTGATTGAGGGCAATACTCCTAGCCGCCCGAAGCTGTGTGGTAGTGAATGGATGTTCGTCTGTGGAGAAGCCCTTAGCTATCTCCGTTTCCGACATACCTTCTTCTTGAGTTCGTCGATGGTGTCAAGAAAACTCTTATTACGAGCACTCTGAGTCGAACCAGATCCCCAAGGATAACGACCCGAACGTCGGAGAATGCCGTAATGCGCGAGATGTTCTTCTTCAGACCGAATCACGACGCCTCCTCTCGCTTAAGTTGTTCGATTTGCCTATCAAACTCTACAATCTTATCCATAATTAACGCAATTTCCTCCGGATCAGCATCAAATATAGAAACCTTCGGGTTCTTGTAAATCCGAAGCTCAATATCCAATTTTATAAGGATCCTTGTTGTACTCTAAGCAAAACAGTGCGGCATAGACTTCGAGTTGATGAACAGAAGCCTTTATCACACCCGACTTTAGGATCTCTGATCGTAAGCTTCCGGTATTGCGAATTTTATGGCATCGGCTGTACCAAAACAATTTTCCGAATAGAACAAAACCTGTTCGGTTTCCATTCCTTCGTTAATACAGTCGTTAATGTACATTCCCAGAATGCCTTCATGCTGAGACAAACGGCCAGCACGAATTTCATTCATTGCGTACTCGTGTTGATAGACTCCCCAAGCAGCCGGCTTGAGCCTGTAGTCCATCTTTCACTAAGACGATCTGGCGTGTAGTTGATCCAATGATAATTACTTGGGCTCAGGAATGCATGCTCGCCTGAAAGCCTCGTATGCTTGTTGAAGCGCATTCAATACCTCATCCTCATTCTCTGGATAAATGTACGCGGCGAAACACATATCGTCAAACCGCTGTACATAATAATCTTGATTCGGTTGAACTCGGGCGGTAGCAGAATCCTTAACTTCCAGAGTAGCCCAAAATCCCCCTTCAAAAAGAAGAGTTAGATCGAGAATTCCCTGAATGTAATTTGGATCATTTTTCAAAACCTCACAAGGAAAGCGTCGTTTGATCTTCTTGATCAATTTCCCTTGGTATTGATTCTCAGCCAAACGATGCCTCCTTTCTGCGGTCTAATAGATACAAAAAAGAAGAGATCATCTATCTCCTTCTATTATATCCTGCGATTCTGCTCCGACCCAATGTCTAAGGCTTAACTCTCTCCACAATTCGTATCACAACATAGCGATCCGCCGTTTTGGGTGGATCCGTCATTTGTCTCACATCAGCGAAAGCATATTCGTTCATTGGATACTTCTCGCTGACCTTTACATATTCTTGGTACACTTCTTGTGGATCGTTACCCGAAGTAACGACCTGTCGGACATACTTAGTTTTCAACAATTTCAAACTCCTGAAATAGTGGCCACACAACCGTGCGGTTCATTATGGACAAAACCAGATCCTCTTCCAAGATTCCGTAATGCGTGACTGCCGCTCTTGAGTTATCGAAAATTTCTCCAGTCGCGATATTCTTAATCGGGCGGTTGATAGGATGGGAGTACGGTTCCCTAAACTGTCGATTCCATTTGGCAGAAAACCATCGAGGACGCCATGCCAAATTTTCGACATGATTGTTGTGACGATTGCCATCCAAATTGATAGGAGTGTCAAAAGGAGGACGACGGCCAGGTAGAAAAGCACGGGCAACCAGTAGGGGAACGGAACGGTGTCTCTGTGTTCCATCAAGCATCAGTCCTATACAAACTACGCCGTATTGATTTTCATACTGGGAAAGAATTCGCCCAGTCTTATTAAACCGGATAAGCCCGGTATTACTCACACTGTAATCCGGGAAACCTCTAATTTTCTTCCATTTTTCCATATCAATACTTTTTCACCACAGATTCGATAATGTTATAAGTAGGAACTTTGCGCTGATAAATACCATGACGACCAGAACCGCCAGTATTAAAAACAGCCACTTGGTGCCCACGTTCATTTAGCTCATATCCAACAAACTCGCCCTCAAACTGATGAGTAACAGAAACGAGGTAATTCTTGCCTTCTTCAAACTCTTTGGCCACAATGCCTCCCTTCTGCCAAGATTTTGTGAGAAAAAAAGTTTCAATTACGGAAAGTCAATAAGTACTACCTTGTATATATTACTTATTGAAGTCGCGCGATGAATAAGTTTTTTGCTCTATTTCGTTGGCAAATTTTTTCCTTTTTAGCTTATCTAAGCCATTTTTAAATCTCAGAAACGTCAAACGCTGCAACATTGAAGTTTTTCTTTGCCTTCAAACTGCGACGAATTGCTTTATCAATAAAGCTGTCTGAAATGAACTCATAGAACCACAAATCGCGGAATCCTGTGTTCATTCGGTCTATACGACCGTGCGCCTGTTCCCAATATTTATAAGAATAAGTAAGCGAATAAAAGGCAATCGCGTCAGTATCCGTACAATTCCAGCCTTCCGAGCCTGCGGCGTATTGAACAAGATAAACCCAAGAATTCAGTTTCGGGAATAGGTTCATGCTTGTGTCCGTTCCATTCTGCAACGTTTGTCACCCTCTCTAACGTCCGTAGAACCTCTAGTTCCGGATTATGGTTATAGAATACGATTATCTTAGGGTGTCGCTTTAGGAGCGCTCTCAGACCACTTAAACGCGATTTATCTGTGTTAACCAGCCTACGCCCAACAGCAAACATCTCTGATATGTCACGTATGGGCCGTTCTTCGTAGATATGCCAGCGTTTCTTGGCAACTTTTTCGAGCAGTTCGACGTCGTAGCCAACTTTGACAGTCTTGGTATGCCGTACAGTCTGCTTCTCATACGGCATGTGTACGAGAATCTGGTTACGTAGTTTGACTAGTTTGTTAACGCCTAGATAACGCTGGACCTTAGGAAACTTTGTATACGGTGTCCAGACAATATGTTCGCGTCCGAATTCCGTCTTGTTCTTGTAGAATCCGTTCCCGACGAAGACTGGGAAGTAATCCATCCAGGAGTCCACCGGAGTAGCGCTAAGGAGGATCCAACGATTATGTCTCGCGATCTTCTGGAATGGCACGTACCAGATGCACCACTAACCGAACGACCCTTTGCTCGTCAAAGATAAAGAAAGATCCTTTACATCTTGTACTTATGGAGGTTGTTCCAGCGTCAACGGTAAGGACACCGTGAACAGTAGCGTCCTTCGACTTGCCAACACCAATGATCGCGAACTCGGTCCTTCCAAATCCTTAGAGTCGCGTTTCTTTGCGGTTGTGATAACGTACACATCACGATGTCGCTCTTCTTGCTCATAGTAAGCTTACCGCCACTCTTGATTTGCCTGTGCCACCCTCGCCCCAGAGGATCTTGCATTTGCGAGCTGCTTCAGCGCAGCTGATTGATGCGGAAAACAGCTCGAGCATTTCACCTCCTTATAAAACTATTATCGACTGTCCGCTTTGTAACATTGCCACTTCCATATGTTTTTCAACAGCAACTCTAAGACAATCTATTTCCTGTTTCAAAAACGATTACATCGGAGAAATCACTATAATAGGCAACGTAAATCATTTCACCCCCCTATGGGTTTCGAGGTATCTACACTTGCTCGAGCGATTAATCCATAACACATGACTTCGTTTGGGACGATCTTCGTGCACCTTTGTTTGTGTAACAAGAGCACATTCCGACAGAATGTCTTCCGGAATTCGGCTTGTGTCTAGTTCAACAAATCCAATAGGAGCTTGACTAAGATCATAATTCAAATAGATTTCAAACGCTTCATAATTCTCCTTAATAAGACCGGCGGGGTGAGGCTCTGCGTCGCAGTTGAGGCGCGAACTCCAGAACCCCACCCCTATCTCCGAGAGTGATCACTTGTCTTCGTGGGGGATGACCCACTCTTCAGGCATAACACGCCTTAGACATCTCAGAGAATTCTTTACCAGTTTGACAATGACATTCGCGCAGCCTGTCTGGTGGTGCGCAAGTTTTCGTTTAAGGGTCTCGTATTTCGATTTGACAATCACTGGCCATGGAACGTTCCAACCTAGGAACTGATACGGTCCACACGCTCGTCTCCAACAGGGAGCCCCACTTGTCCAAGTGTTGAGGGCATTCCAAGGACCCGCTTTGACCATGGCACTTTCTTGCGTGATAACCCAGCAAGGCTTAGCCGATCTGAATCGGCCGGTTACCGTCCAGCAAGAATAAGGTGTGAGTTTGTCGATCTTTTTCTGGACATAGTTCTCGAGATGATGCACGTGAACTCTGTGCCAGCACTTATGAGTATGACAGGAGGCTTCTGCACTAGTAGGAAACAGAAGCGCAATCAATATCAGAAGTACAACGAACATTATTCCTTTCACTTGGGTATAAAATGTGAGCCGCGATCCCCGTATCCGCTCACTCTCTACCTAGATTTATCGAGGACATTCCAGTAGAGCTTTCCTCCGGCGGGCTGTGAAGACCCAGGGTGCTACCGGAGAAACTATGAAGCTACTGCCGCGGGCTCCGTCTCGATCTCAGCTCGATCGAAGTTTGCCTGGAAGGCCCGATCAGTGTAGATCTTGTAGCCCTGTTCCGTGTACAGGATCCAGTCGCCGACGAAAGCCATCGTCTGCTTCTTGGACTGCGGGTTATGAACCCGGATGCGAATGTAGTGACGGGAGGGATCAACCTGAAAGCCGTCGTTGGGACGATCCTCGTGACCAGCTTCTCCACCCTTTTGCCCAATCAAGGCCTGGCACCAGTCGGCAACATTCATGAAATTGTCGGCTGTTACCTGAACAGCTTCGACATAGAGCGGCTTGCGGACGTACTTAACCGTCTGAACTTTCCCCATTGAAAAACTAATCTCCTTCTTCAGTTGAATTGTCAGGGACACTGTCCCAACCGCGGCCAATCATGAAGATCGCGATCAGAGACAGTATCCAGAGCACTCCCAGAATAAATCCCAGAAGCATTACTGTACGTCCTGCGCTGCTTCCTGCTGTTCTGCGTACTTGCGCTCTAGTTCGTCTTCCTCGATAGTGACAGTAGAGCGACTGCAGGTAGGCAGAGATACCGGTCCTGCCTTCTCGCATCGTCCAATGGTAAGGACGGAAAATCAGGTCGACGTTGACGATGTCGGCGAAGTCGAGCATCTCAACTTCCTTCTCACCAAGATTCGTCTGCCCCCGCGAGGTGATCAGAAACGACCTTGGCGGGCCGACCCTTGTCGTACTTTGCCTTGACCTGGATGTATGCCTGCGGCTTCTCTCCCTCAGTCTGCACCTTCACGAGGCTCGAGCCACTTGACAGTTCCAGCCATCTTCGGTCATGACATGAGCGATCTCGTCGTCGAGGAGCACGCAGAAGTTGCGCGCCCCCTCCGGATTGAAATCGGTTTCCTTGCCAGCGAAGTTGCCGGAAGATGATCTTGACATCCTCCATGACGACGTTATTACTGTCTGACATTAGGTTCTCCTAATCTTAGAATTCGCTTCTCTTCCAACGTTCTATCCATTTGATAATGGCATCGTGTTGTCCACCAAAAAGAAGTGAATTTACTCGGCTTCTAATACTCTGATCATGCCACAAGATCCTCAAACGCTCCGAACTTCTCGATAGTCTTGATTGCGTCTTCCTTCAACTTCTCGAAGTACGACATGTCGATCTTGAGATTCTTCTTACCCTTGGCAATCTCTGCTTCTATCCAGAGGTATCCCTTGGTTCCGGCAACGGCGTAGTACTTGTCATCGTTGACTCGGTATATTCTTTTACCTTCTTCTCTAACCGGTACAAATACACCAGTTCGGCCAACGAAACGCATATTGCGATAATCCGGAGTTTCTTCATTATCCTCTCCTAAATACATGGCGCCCTTCTGCACGCTTCTGACTTCACAGAAATCGTCGAAGGTAACCTCTTCGCCTGAGAATAGTGTCTTGAACACGTATGGATGCTGGAACTGAGCACCTACAGCAGTCCATTCACCATCTTTACGAGCGATGTAAACTGCGTCGTTGACGAGACAGAATTTCTCGTAGGTGGCTTCGTGCTCAAAATCGTAACCGTAAAACGTCCCTGTATTGATGATAAAATCAATGATCTTTCCATCGGCGTTAGGGATCTTGATTGAGTCCGTCTTGATGTGAGCAACGGTATAGCCATCCTTTTGAACCTCGTGCTTAAGGTCAATCATGAACAACGCCCCACGTTTTGCAACAATATTGTCTTTGTTACGAATATCGCGGAAGGGGTTGTCAAACTTAGCCGAAGTCAAGCCGTAGACTGTGTTGACAACGATCTTTAGTGCATAGGCCAACTTGTCCGCATGCTCTTCATCCTCCAAATAAGGAGCAAGCCGACCGTCCATCATTTTGCGAGCTGCTTCAAAGTCTCGTCGCTTAATATGAATACGAGCCCGCTTGAGTTCCGAGAAGCGTTCTGTATACTTCCCGAATAGATTGAGTTTTTCGATCGTAGCTGGGTGCATCGACGCAACATCCAGCACGGCCACGTCAGTATAGATACCGGGTTCAGCATACACGTACCCCCCTTCTCCCGGCTCTTCCCCCCGATAACTACTCTTCCCTAGTTCGAATTTGTATCCCGAAAATTCCTTACTGAGATCCGTGTAGACAAAACTCGACTGCGGATTCTTATCGTCACCAAATATGATCTTTGCAGTATGACGCTGCGTTGTATCATTAGGCGAGAGTCCTGATAGTTCAGCCAAGATCTGTCGGGCAAGAAAGTCAGCCCATCGATTCTCAAGAACAGCCTCTGTAGCAATAACATCGTTAACACAATAATCAACAACACGAGGCCAGTCTTTTTCGTCCACAGGTTCATCCCAAGGAATATCCAACTCCATGTGGTGTAGTCCAAGGTCAACCTCGAATCGCTTTAGACTTTTCTTTTCAGAACTGAAATCCCAAATGTCCGCATACGACAGGCTGTAAGCCTGAGCAAACGGAGCGTTCCTGTTGTTCTCTACGATCAGCTTTTGAGATAGGTTAAATAGCTGCTCGTTGGAATATCCCATGGCCGCAGCGTACAAAATGTGATTGTCATACCGTCTGTTATAGAAGCCAACTAGCTTCAACTTAAATAGCTCCGCTACCTCATTGGCCTTGGGGTTGATCATTCTTACGACTTCCGATGCCCCACGATACTTCCAGCAGATGATGAAGAGGTTCTTATACACTTCGACATCAAAGACAACCATGCGATCGTCTTTGACCTCTACGCCAGCTTCGCCATCTTTTTCATCTTCGGAAGCCCACTTCATTTGTTGCACAACCTTCAGAGCTGCCTGAGCCTGATTACTGCTGTTGTTCGCAAACGCCATGATCTTGGGACGCAGATCTGTTACGTCATAGCGCATCCCACTCTCATAGGCATCCTTCAGAACTTTGTCGATGAAGTCGACCGACGGCTTAGTCCCAGGATGGATTTCTTTCCGGAGATTTCGGGCTATCAGATCTCTAAGTCCCTTTTCAGATGTGATAGTTTTGGGCTTGAGCATCTTCTCCTTCTTCTCCTTTAGAGGAAGTCCACTACTTATAGTTGCAATATTAATAGAGTTGCATCTAGTAAGGCAACGTCGCAGTGATGCATCTCCATGAAATGTTTTGACTTCAATTCCTTCTGAGTAAGATTTTCTAAGCTCCGTAGTGTCGCCTTCGTAGTAGTAGTGAAGATGTACACCCTTTCCGGATTTACTAAGCTCAGCATAAGTTGAAGGCCACAGACTCGCGGCTTCGAGATTTCGTTCAAGAGCTTTGTGTCCATTCAAATCCTTTAAATCAAAATCAATAACAATCATTTTTTCTGGAACTTTAACCCAGTGTAGAACTTGGGTATCAATGTCTAAAAGTGTTGTCTTGACATTTGCCCATTTTTTATACATAGTTCCCGATGGCTGGCCACCTGGGCTAGGCAGTCTTTGAATTCTTCATCAAACAGTGAAACTTTCTGATCAAGAACTAATTTGAACGCTGTTTCGTCCCTCTTACTGGGTTCCTTGAAGCGATCGGCACTGAAACCGGTATACAAACATACGTACTGATTACCATTGAGTTCTCCTCGATCTTTGAATTCTTCGAATTAGTTACGGAGTTCCTCAGCATCCTCTGTACTGAGGCATGGGTCGTTCGATCCCTGTTTCAGGCACAGTACTCTTTGTACCACGGCATAAGCTTGCTGGAGTGTTACCGCATCCGCTTCCTTGAAACTCGCCGTAATATGCCTCGACAAAGTTGAAGAAGATGTCTGTTTGCAAGCATCATTTCCCATTGGCTTATACCCGTTGTAATAGTTCTTGCCCATCTCCAAATAAGTCTGGAGACACTTGTGAGCAATAGCGCCTAGCTCGAATTCGATCTGCGACATCAAAGTGTCATAATGTCCCTCCGCGGGATACTATACTCCCGTTGGATGCACATCGATCAAAGCGTCGGATGAATCCCGGACTTAGCATCCGAAATCTTAACGGTGGTTCTGTACCCCATGAACAAGAAAGCCTCCGCACGAGCCGAGTACGAAGGCTTATACTTCTCGTTCATCGGCATCATCTCATGCGAGACGATTGAGTTCAGCCGCGTGTTGTCATCGATTCTTGCTTAGGTCTCCGTCGTGCTGGATTGCGACGAGCGGGTTGTTTCGAAATACCTCTGTAGCAAAAGCACTGTTGCTACTGCCAAGAGCCTTTCCGTCGAAAGTCGTGGTATAACCTTCAAAAAGCTTCTCGATGATATTGAGGATCGTCGACTTGCCTGTACCAGCCGATCCGTAGAAGACAACAAATTTCTGGATTCGTTTTGAATCTCCAGCAACGATCGAACCAATGGCCCACTCAATCTTAGCTCGTTCCCCAACTGAATAGAGGGTTCCCACCAGCTCGTCCCAGGCATCAGTAGCTCCTGAAACAAGTGAGTAAGGTAGTCGTTTTGTTGCGTAATCACTCTTCTTGACCTCCTGGTCAGCAAATATGAGTTTTCCATCCAGAGGATGGCTGTTGTCTGAAATATGAGCGAGAAACTTCCGAAACTGCTTCCATGTGTTTGAGCCAAACGAACTCAAATATTTGATGTCGTATGTGGCACCAGTCTTTTTCGTCAGCTCTTTGGCTTCTCGCTCAAGGTCAGCATCTACTAGCCGTTGTACATCGTACTCATCTCGAGACCAAACACCTTGTTCTTCGTCCCAAATAGCATAGAAAGTACGACCTTGGACCATCAGATCCTGAGATCTACCAATTAGGAAATCAGGGTAAAGCTCCAAAACCATTCTTGGTCTCTTTTACCCTTGATCTGATAAAAGTCCACGTCCCTCCTTTCTATGATTCGAGTTCGTCAAGATAGGCTTGCATCTGATACCAGATTTCAACCGTCCTTTGGTCATCATTGGGGTGAGTGAGCGGAAAGAACCCACCCACCCCATCGGCGTCGTAGTTTCGATAGATCAACGTTTCCAGAATATCGTCGATCTTTTCCCCGTTTCCTGGACGACAGAGGATCAGACATGTTGTGTAGCTCGAGATTCTCGATCAGAACCCATGCCCAATGTGGAGGATATCCACCCCCCGTTGAATGCACAACGGACAGACAATCCCAGAATTACTTCCAGGACCGACAGCGGTGGTACGCCCATCAGAAGATTGCCGGGCGTTGTGATACCAGTCTCATTGAGAAACTGATGCCGCAACGCCATAGCGTCTTCAAGGCGATTGTCGTCGTTAGGAACCAACCAGACAAACTCCTTAGTATGGAGCTGACCCCATCAGTTCAACGTAAGTTGCTCCGGTGGGGCCGTCCAAAGTCGAAGTCAATCCGGTCGGTTAGCCACGTGAAATATACTTCCTCAACGGTCTGAGTCAAGGTCAGACCTCCTGGGAGATCTGCGTCTCATACTCGAGTGCTGGAGTTCATCCCTCCGGAAATCCAGCCACCTCCGTTGCATACTTCCCGTCGCTGTGTACAACTTCAATGTCTACTCGCAACTTGTCATTGCGAATATAGACAATGTTCGGGTCTCCCGACCCGTGACCAATCGGCTCAGATTGCCCAAGCCGATGACGCCGTCCTGATCCTCGATGATCGTGTCGTCGTCGCGACACAGAACGTCGTCGCCTTCGAAATACGTCAATGTGTACTTGTCGTATTCCTCGTTCTCCGGTCCTTCTTCGTGTTCATTCCGGTGAACAACATATGGAACATCGGGGGAACGGTTTGCGAGTTCTTCCTCGATGTTCCAGGCGTCTTGCATTGCGACTTCAGGATCGTCGTTACTGTTGTTGATGAAGACATTCTGGACGACTGTACCATCCCCAGATGCTTCATCCTCTCCTTCCCCGCCCTTATACATCTGATGATACGGTGTCTTACCACCATCAATCTCCGTTCGAGACTTGATGTCAGTTGATACGTCCTCGATAAGAGCCTTTTCCTCTCGATTTTCAAGAGCGCGAAGCTTCTTATCGTAGTGGGTCCGCATGTTGGCGATTTCCTCGTCAGCAATCGCCTCGTACTTGAGCTTCAGGGGGGTTTCTTGCTCAAAAGGAAGTAGCCCGCCAGCAACACCGACAGCTACACCCAGTGCGGATCCTCCAAGGAAAGCTGTAACGAGACGACTATCAACAGGCGAGACACTTCTGCCACATCGGTCGCTTCTTCTGCCACCTTTTTCAGCTGCATCTGCTACCACCTCTGCCGCTTTCTCTACCGTTGCCATCCAATATCCTCTCTACTCTTTTCGATCTTGTCATAGATAACTCCGTCGACATTGAAGTCGAGGAGGATTGAACCTTCACGACCGTTTACGAAATCACGAAGAGCACTTCCATCTCTGGTAAGACACCAAAGTCGACATAGCCGTCTCCTCCGCCATCACCAATTCTCCAGCCCACGACAGATCCTGCTGTGGTATGATCCAATCCCAGGCGGCGATATACCTCGTTCAAGAAAAGATGTCCTCTTACGCGAAGCATGTCGTTGGCCCAGTTTTGCTCGCACTGAAGAAACAGCTTGTTGTACTCCGGTTCTTTTGACCACATCTCCGAATACTCATCGAAGAATCGAGCGTAGATCGACGGACCTTCGTCGACGTTGACTCGCGATCGAGGCTTCTTCTTCGTCTTGCTGTCGCCTTCGACTACAACTTCCGACCGTAACGAAACTCCTGATCCTGCTCCTCGCCGAGCTTGTCGACAACTCGAGCACGGTATTCACGAAGCCCTTGTCAAGAGCAGCGTAAGCAGCAATCAGAGCGGCATTACGATCCTGCAAAAGCGTATGAGACTTGGTCAGTGCTGCAATCGAGACCACACCAACGGCAGCAGCAGGCGCATACAGCTTAGCCAGCTTTGTCCCGCTTCGCACATAGATGACGGCTTTATCGTGCTGCAGATCTATTCCGAGTATTCCTCGGAATGCTGTTCACGAATTGCCTCTGCGGTATTGAGATCGAACTTGATCTCATCCAGAACTTCCTCCAGACGCAACGTCGATCGACAAGCGAGTACAGTGCTGCCGATCATACCTACCACGCCACCACCAAACAAAAGCTTGGGGGCATGTTCCTGCAACTTCAAACTCTGACGCCTACACCTCTCGAAATAGCTTCAGAAAGGAATGTCATCATCGGTTTTCTCCTTCTTCTTAGACCTGTCCGGGAACCCGGCTTTTTTGCTCTTTCAAATAAATGGCAGTGACCTGAATATCCGACATGTGCTTCACCTTGTTCTTCCAGCGTTTGCCAGAATACATAGAGGCGACATATGCTCTTTTTTCGTTCATACTGGCCACGGTCTCTCCTTTAGTTGAGTGGCTCAGGCTCCGGCAAGTCCAGCAAATATCCACCGCGGATGCGAGTTGCATGTGCTCCGCGCAATTCCTCCCAGCCCCACTTCTGATCCGTATGAGTGGCGGCAATGCCTACCAGCTCAAGTAGATCCGAAACAGAGGCTGAACCATACTGTTCCACGAGGTCGTAGAGACGTTCGAGAACATCTTCGGCTTCTTGACGAGATTCCAATACGATCTCATCGAAGTTGTG